GGGGTGCCGCCGGACGCCCAGACCTTCTGGATGACCGACTTGAGGATGGCCTCCGTGAAGGTGCGCAGGTTGGCGGCGGTCGCGTCGGTGCGGGTCGCCGTCGGGGACGAGGTGTACACCGGATCGGCTCCGCCCGAGCCCTTGTCGGTGTTGGTCTTGAGGAAGGCCAACAGCGAGCCCGTCTTGCGCAGCGCCGTGCTCACGCCAGCCGAGCCGGCCGCGGCCGCCTGGTTGGTGAGGATGATGCTCTCCATGTCGCGCTTGATCTCGGCCGAGCGCTTGGCGAGCTGGTAGGCCAACTCCGAGCGACGGCCGGCCTTGTCCACCGACTCGAGGGTGCCCGAGATGAGCAGCGTCTTGTTGCTGATCTGGGTGTAGTTGCCGAGGCGGACGGTCGCGGCGGTCGAGTCGAAGGTCGTGATGTCGTCGCCTTCCACCTGCGCATTCGTGGTGCTGGCGGCGGCGAGCGAATCGGTCTGCCACTCGAAGTAGGTGTTCTTCACGTTCTCGCGGCCGACGTTCGACATGAACGGCGTCTCTTCCGGCGAGATGTTGTAGATCACATTCGAGAGGGACTCACGGATACCTTTTGCGTTGAAGGTATCAAACGTATTGCTGGTCTGGGACATTAGAAGTTACTCCAAGAATTGTTCAAACACGACAGCCGCGTCGCGCGTGCTGCCACTATTTGCGAGTCTTGAAAAAGCGGCCTTCGATGCGACGACCTTGGACGACTGCGGCGTGGAGGCGGCCCCGGCCCTCATGGGCTTGGCCTTCTGGATGATCTGCGGACGCATCTGATCGCGTTTGCTCATCAGCTGGTCAAACATCATCGCCTTGCGCAGCGCCAGGACGGCCCGGGCGTCGTAGATGTCCGAAATCTCCTCGACCGTAAAGCCGAGTCTTTCGGTGGCATATTCGACGATCTTCGCCTTCTCGGCGCGCGCCTTGTCGGCGTCGCGCCACTCTGGCATGGCCTCCAAGAGCTTGCTGCGTTCGGACTCGAGGGTCTTCTCGGCCTCCGCTCTCTCTTCAGCCTGCTGCTGCTCCACCAGAGCCTGCTTCTGGGTCTGCACCCACGCCGCCTGCTCTTGCCTGGACCGCACTAGCTCGCGCTGTCTCACCCACTCGACCGGGTTCTCTGTGTAGAGCCTCTCCCAGTCAACCTCGGGCGGTTGCAGCGACTTGAGCGTGCCCTCCAGGGCTGCCAAGGTCTGCGCATACCGTTGCCGCTCTTCCCGCGCCAGGGCAGACTCTTGCTGTGCCTGTTTCCGGGCCTCGGCGATCGCCTGCGTCTTGCGCGTGTAATCCGCGGTGCGGGAGTAACCCTTCAGCAGCTCATCCAGCGGGACGTCGACTTCTTCCCCGTCAACCTTGACGCGGAATGTCTGGCCCGGCTGGGGCGCCTCTTCGGCATCCTCCTCGCCTTCGGTCTGCTCGCCCTCGTCGGCGGACTCGCTTGCCGCTAACTCAGGCTCATCTTCCGCCACGCCTTCCGTTTCGGGCTGCTCGTTTTCGCCTTCGTCGGCGGCGAGCATCTGCTCGAAGACATCTTGCGTGGACTGTACGTTTCCCGGGGGTGTACCCGTGCCGGTAGTGCTCATGAGTCCATTGTCACCGTCTACCAGAGATTTTGTCGATGTCTCGGTTGGCGATGGCGCCGTTGTCGATTACCACCCGCAGGTGGCGCTGGATCTCGGCCAGGATGCCAACCGCGAGCCACAGACGCTCGCGCTCCTCTTGGTCGGCGGGCTTACTCTGCCGCCACGCTTCCATGTACCGGCGCTCGAGCTCGGCGAAGGCCTCGGCCATGATGGGGTTCTCGAGCAGCTCCTTGGCCTGCACCCCCTTGCCGGCGTCGATGTACGGGTTGTTGCGCTCGCTCAAGCCAGCAGCCCGGTCTTGGGGCGGTTCTTCATGGCGCGCTTCAAGAGCTTGCCGCCCTTGTCGGCCTTGTTGAACTCCTTGGCGACCTTCATCGGCACGCCCACCTTCTTGGCGAACTCCTTGGAGTGCGCGGCGGCTGCCATGAGGCGGGCTTGCTTGGCGGACTTGCTAGGCATAATAACCTCTACTTTTTAGCCATAGCCTCTGCCGCCACTTTGACAGCATCAGGCTCATTGAACTTGTACTGGGCCACGCTTCTTCCCGCAGCGCGCAAGGCCTGCCCAACTCGCTGCGGATTCTTGTCAACATGAGTCTCCAAAAAATCACGCACGATGCTGTTCCAGTCTCCGGTAAATTTTCCTGCGTTGTTTTGCAGATACTCAAACAAATATCCGGCTGGTTCTTGGACTGCGTAATTTGGCCCGTAGCCTCTTACGTCATCAGAGACTGACTGTATCTCTTCATACAGGTCATCAGCCAATGATTCAAGATCTTCGGCGCTCATTTTGTTCAATTTTTCTGAATGCAGAGACTGAGGCGACACTCTAAAGGCCTGCGCCAATGTCATTGGCTTTTTAGGCGCTTGCTCGGCCATCATGCTAACCGGAGCTCGGCTTGATGGAAGAGCCTTTCCGAAAGGAATCAAAGACGCGGCCGCCATCGCACCGGCAGCAGGGTCTTTGGCACGGCGCGCGCGCTCCAGATCGCGCAGCGCCATCGCCTGGCCGACGCCGGGCAGCGAGCCGAGGCCCATCTCGAGCACGGCGTCACTCTCTGCCTGCGGGTTCAGAGACAGCAGCCCGCGCGCCTGTCGCTGCGCGGCAGGGACTGCCTGCGCGGCTTCTTGCAGCCGCTCCGACTCTGGGTCAAGCAGCCCGCGCGACGCAAACTGATCGCGAAGGATCTCCCACCATTCCTTTCGTTCAGCCATATTTCTTCTTCCTGTATCTCTCGAGTAAGCGCCGCCCCTTGGCTACCGCGCTATCCTTTCCGCCGTAGTGCCCCCACGCCTCGAGGCTCAGCTTGAGGCGCGTCTTGTCGCCCTGCTCGTCCACCAGAAGCCCGGGCATTGAGCCCATGCGCGTCAAGAATGAACCCTTGCGGCGCATCTCCTGCGGCGAATCTGGCGCTCCCTTAACGGGCGCCTTCAACATGCCGCCGGTCTGCGCCTTGTACGACGCGCGCCCCTTGGCGTTCAATCCGCCGCGCGGGTTCTTCCCGGCGGCGCGTTGCCACGCCGGCGTCTTCACCCGCGCTTCTTCGCCGTCTTCTTCGAGGCCTTGAAGGCCGCGGCGGTCGGAGCGCCCTTGGCGCCAGGCTTGCGCATCTTCTCGCCGCTGCCGGCGGCGATCCGCGCGCGCTTGGCGTTTATGTTGGCATAGAGTCCGGGCTTCATGGCATGAACCTCTCGTGTTAAAAAATCGTCAGAAGTCTAACTCAAGCATCTCCCGGCTGCTGCGGGCGAACGGAGAAAACCTCGGCGCTATGTTGAGCGGGATGTACTGCTCCGGCTCCATATAGGTCGGAGCGGGTGGAATGTACTGAATTGGCTCCGCATAGGACGGAGCGGGTGGGGTGTACTGCATTGGCTCCGTGTAGGTCGGAGCGGGTGGAATGTACGGCGCTGGCGCATACGCCGGAGCCGACTGCACCGGCGTGTCCTGCATCTGCACCGGCATGATGGAATCAACATCTGTACCCATGTACGGCTGCGGCATCACATCGGGGCGCATCATCAAATCGGGCTGCGGCGTGACCGGCCCCATCTCGATACGCTGCCCGCCGCCACCCGGCTGGTACGCGCCGCCGCCGATCGGCATCGGCTGAATCCGAGCGAGGTCATCTCTGGCCGTTATCGGCTGCGGCAGCGGCGTATTCTCCGGCTGGAAGAGGTCCTCGAACATCTGCCGCCGGCGGCGCATCCGTCCGCCCATCCCGCCGCCACGGCGACCACCACCACCGCCGAAGCCGCCGCCATACCCGCCGCCGCCAAAAAAGGAGGTCGCCGCGAACGGGTCGAAGGCAGGCCCGCCATAGTACTGCTGCGAGAAGTAGCGGGAAAATTCGTCGTTGATGGTCGGCTCGTAGGCCGGCGCGCGCATCCCGCCGCCGTAGCCGCCAAAGTCGCCTTCGCCTCCGCCGCCCATGTCATAGCCGCCGAATTGCGTGCCATAACCGCCGCCGCCGAACGGGTCGTACCCGCCGCTGTAGCCGCCGTAGCCCATCGGCGAGGCCTGCTGTCTCTGCCCCATGAATGCGTTGCTCATGCTACACGGCCTCCGCGCCGCTGATGTATACCGTTATGTGGTTGGCGTCGCTGCCCTTCACCTGGATCGTGTCCCCGGCGTTCATTATCTGCAGCCCGGTCCACCTGTGCGTGGTGTGGGCGCTCATCTGAAAATCGCTAAATATCTCGAACGCTACGCCTGCGGTCTGGCCGGTCGGCACAATCGCCACAAACGCCTTGCTGTTGCCTGAGTGCGCGTTGCACAGGTTGATGTCCTTGATGTACGCGCGCTTGTCCGCCGGGCAGGTGTACACGGTCGCGTAACTGGTCGTCAGTTGCGCGCGCCCGAGGCGCAGCCCCACGATGTCTTGGAAGTTCGCCATCAGTTCACCGAGATCCAATGCAAAACGTTCAAGCTGTGAATAGCCGGCAAGATCTCGCGGTTCACATTGTCGATCTGCGTGAAGTACAGCCGGTTTTGGTTCTGGAATTGGTTGATGTACTGCGGCGCGTAACCCTGCGGGGCAGGGTTAGGGGCGGGCGCAGAAAACGGGTTCAGCTCCTTCACTACGCCCAACCTCTCGCCGGATTAGTAGGCACATTGATTGCTATTTTGTTAAGCATATTAGCATCGAAATTGCTTGCATTTATAACACGCAAATTAGCATGAAAACCGTCTAGCAGTTTCATCTCCGGCACTTCGCCCTCATCGTTTTGCAGCATTTTGCCGGTCGGCGCGTAAATCGCGCCTATGACATCGAGGGCGTATCTGTGGCCGTCTGTGACGTGCCAGCCGTCCTCGCCTTGGGTGACGACCCCTGCCGCTTCTAGTGCGCTGTAGAGGGCTGCGGCGGTGGTTGCGCGGAGGTAGTGGTCGCTCATGCCGTGAGTGCCTGTAAGGTGGTGTCGGCGAGGCGGATCGGGTAGTAGGCGATGCGTTGGATGTAGCCGTTTAAGTATCTGTCGGTAATGCGTCGGCCAATCGTTAATTGAGTAACCGTTGGCAGCGACCCCGAGGTATCGGGTGTTCCCAGCGTTCCGCCCAATGCCGCCGAAAAATCGTCAACTTTGTAAGCGTTCGTCATCAAAAACACATTTAGCGCAGCACTGCCAAGAGTGATTGCCGCCTGCGCGGTGACATTGCTTACTTGAAAAATTGGAGTGGTAACGCTCACATTAACAGTTGCGCGTATATGGTTAGATGTTGTGTTGTCGTTAATTTCATAAATAGTTTTAAGCGCCACGCTTTCTGTAAATTGCGCCGAGACAAAAACCGTCCCCTCACTCGCGTTGTACCACGACGAGAAGTCAGTCCCCGTCATGCTCGCTACATCTGCATTTCGCGTTAGGGCGGTGGTCGTCGTGGGGATGTAGGAGGTGGGGGAGGCACCAACTTCGAGTTGAGCGCCCCAGATGTAAATGCCAGAGGTGCCGTTTCCGGTTGAGAGCGTGTTATCTGCGTTTGTTGAATAAATGCGTTGTCGAGACGCGGTTGCACCAGTTCCCGTGGTTCTTGTTATCGCACAACGATACCAGCCGTTGCCAACTGGAGTTATCGACGCCGTAACACCAGCACTAACAGTCCCTACCGTTCCCGCGCTTAAATTAAACCACGCGCCAATGTCTATGTTTTCTGGGCCGCGAGTGCCTAGACTAGACCAAGACCATTCGCCTGCTTTTGCAAAACAAGAAAATGTAAAAGTTGTTGATGCGGTCAAAGCCACGGTTGCAAACACTTGCCCGTTTCCTAACCCAGAATTTGTAATTAGTTTGTCGCCTGTTAAATTCCCATCGGGCGCAATAATTACATTGCTTGTAACGGTCGCTTGGTTTTTTTGCCAATGAGCATTTGCAAAATCTTCTGAATACAGTTCTGAATTCGTCCGCTGCTCCTCAATGAGCAAGCCTCGCGCTGCGAGCGTCGTGGGGTTGTAGTCGAAACGGGCCTCGCCAGAAGCCGCCGTAGACAGTACGCCAGACGAGTTGAAATAGGTCGCCGTGGTTGCGCGGGTGAAGGTGATGCGGGAGTCGAGCGTGTTGGACGCCGTGAAGTCGAGATTAAGCGAAGCCGCAGACGGCCCGTAAGGGTTGCGCCCGGTAGCGCCTAGCCTGTTGAGCGATCCTTGGCTGTTAAGCATTAGTTTGTCTCCGTCACGTACAGCGTGCCGTCGGCGCTGCGCCGCACCGCAGAGATCTTATCCTGCGGGTTGACGCGGATATACTCAACCGTGCCCGCAGGCAGGTACGCGCTGCTCGTCGTGGCGGTCGGGTTTGCGCCGGTGGAGATGAAACAGTCGGTGGTCGCCACCACGCGCACCACGCTGGTTTGCGCGTTGAATGCGTTGGAGGCCGCCGCCGTGCCCGTGTAGGCGACGGCCTGCGAGGCGCCCAGCCCCACCGCGTCCAAGTACTGGCCGTTTAGGTCTTCAGCTTTAATCGTCATCTATCTGCCCTCGAAAGTTAAACACCAGGGAACTGCGGCGGCATGGCCGCCGACTCAACAGAAACAGGCGGCCGCATCATAGGCGGCAGCGGCTCCGGCGGCAGAATCTCAGGGATCACCGGGCGCTGCACGCTCGGGCTCGCCACGCGCGGCTCGGCCATCATCGCCTTGATGCTCTCGACGTCCACCGCCGTGCCGCTCTTCAGCTGGATTTCGTAGGCGCGCAGCATCATCTCCGCCTCTTGCTTGTCGCGCGCGCGGTCATCCTCGAGCAGCATCTGCTGGCGCTTGAGCTCTAGCTCCGCCTGTTTGTTCTGGATGTCCGCCATAATCTTCTGGCGCTCCACCTCGGCCAAGATCATCGCCGGGTCAGGCGGCGGGGGCGGCGGGGGCGGCTGCGGCGGCATCATCGACGGGTTCGAGAAAAACTCGTCCGCGTTCTTGTAGCCGGAGGCCTGCACCAGCCGCACCAGGGTGTTCCGGTACTGCTGCGGCGTCACGAGCTGGTTCTGCGGCCCCATCGTCTGCAGGATTTGCTCCTGCTTTTGGGCGATGGAGGTCAGCACAGAGACCTGCTGCTCCTCGGTGCCGCCGCCGAGGGCGACATCAATCTCGACATCCATGTTTGCATTCCACGACCGTGGGTCGATCGGCACCCATTGATTGCGAAGGCGCACCACCCGCGCTCGGTCCTGATTTTCTACGACGAGCTTGAGAATGCCCTTGAACAGGGCGCGCATCCCGGTTTCGGAGAAAATCCGGGCGATCAGCTCAAGATGCTGCTGCGCTGCGCTTACCGTCGCGGCGACCGCCGCGCGGGTGGTGCTCTGTAGTGCGTCGGCGTCAAGGCCCATCGAGGCCTTGCTCATGCCGGTCCGCGTCTCGCGTACCTCATCGAGATACCCAAGCATCGGGAAGGCGGCCTGGCCGACGAACGGCACGGCGAACGGCTGGACCGCGCCGGCCTGACGCATACGGATGACGCCGCCCACCTCGGTGTTCAGCACGTCGTCCATGTTGACCTGCCCTTCGACCACGCCCACCCGCGGGTGGATGGCGAGCGACAGAGAGTCGAGCATGTTGCGCATGATCGCCGACTTGATCTTCTGCAGGTCGGCGGTCATGTCGAACATGGAGAGCCCGATGAGCGCGTGCGGCTCCGGGTCCGGGCAGAAGAGCGCGAACGGCGAGTGCGAGCACGGCTCGTTCATCACCATCTTGTAGCTCGGGCCGATGGTGCAAATCTTGCGCAGCTCCGAGATGCCGTCCTTGTCGTAGTCGACCCGGATGTAGGCCTCGCAGTAGAGCACGCGCTTGTCGTCTTGCGTGCCGCCCGGGCCATAGGACTGGGCGTAGGGGTTGCGCGCCAGGTACTCGTCGTTCGTGTCGAGCTCGTAGACGCCCATCTGCGCCTCGACCTCATCCTTGTCGTAGCCGAGCGCCACGAGGTCGGAGACGCGCATCATCCGCCGGTGCGCGACCAGGGTCGCGTCCTCGACGGAGCGCGCGCGGCGGTCGATCAGGAACTCCTCGGGCGGGATCGCCTCGATGCGCACCCGGCCGTTCTTGGTCTCGCGCTTGAGCTCGACCGAGTAGATCTGCGGCGCCGGCGGCGGCAGGCCCGTCATCGGGTCCACCACCGGCGCGCCCGTCATCGGGTCCACCGGCGGCTGGTACGACGGGTCGTCCATCGCCGAGATGGCGCTACCCACGACATCTGGCTCCGAGAGCAGCACCGTCAGCGCCGAGTCATCGAGCCCGGTGAAGTACTCGGTCTTGACCTCGACCCGCTCCTCCCAGACGTACTTGGCGATGCCGAGCGCGCCGCGCAGGGCGTCCTTGAAGACCGAGTAGCAGATCAGGAAGCCGTTGTTGTCGTTCTGGAAGATGTGGTTGATGTAGTCGGTCGCCTGCTCGGCGGACGCCACGTCTTCCGGGTTGCGCGGCGCAAACTGGACGATTTTCTTCGAGCCAAAAAAGACCTTCATCAGCGACGGCATGATGCCGTTGATGGTGTCGCGCACGTCGGTCGAGACGACCTGCGATCGCCCCTCCTCCTCGTTGCCGAAGGGCTCGCCGCGGTAGTATTGGATGGCGCGCGCGCGGACCGGTGAGAGCTCCGCGTCGATAAACGAGGTGGCATCCGTCAGCTCGCCGCCGACCAGCGCCTCGAGGTCGGCGTCGTCCATGGTTTCCACGAAACCAAGGGACTGCTCGCTCTGCTCAATCAGGGACCCGTCTTCGCTATACATGAAATCGCCACCCGTGCCGATTTTGGTCTATCCCCATTGTCAGCCTAAAAGGGCGCCAAGCTCGGCGACCGTTAGCCGCACGAGCCACGCCTCGCGGTCCTTCACCCCGAACGAGAGCACGAACCCGCCGCCGTGCTCGGCAAGCCCGGCGCAGAATTCGACCTGCGCGCCGCGGAAGTAAAACTCCCGCCCGGCGTGCGCCGGCATCAGCTTGTCGTCGTAGCGCACCAGCCGATGCGC